GGATTAGTTACCCATTGGATAGAGACCGTGGCGCAAGTCAGGTGAATTGCCTGTGTGGGGCCTTAATATTTTCACGGTATAATGATAATAATGACTGACAAAGAGTTAGACACCTACAATAAGCAGCAGTATAAGAAGATGCTTGCTAAGATAAAAGAAGATTCTGGCTGTGTAGATTGTGGTGTTGGTAACCATATAATCTTAGACTTTGATCACATACGAGACAAGAAATATAATGTATCCAGAATGATCCATGATGGTTTTTCATGGAGGGCTATCAAGAAAGAGATAGAAAAGTGTGAGGTGGTTTGTGCTAACTGCCACAGGATCAGGACTTACAACAGGCTAAACGGCATGGTATAATTATTATATGTTAAAAGAAGGCGACTTTGTTATGGGATCAACCTCTGAGGGTGTTATGCATGGCGTTATAGAGCACATAATGACTGAGGGTGGGATACTTGGTACACCTGGATCAGAATATGCTTTGGTTTCAATGCCACCAGAAAATCCAGCAATGTCAGTTAGAATACACAAAGAAGAAAACGGTACATGGAAGCCAACAGCATACAGTATTGGCATGATGTATAAGGATGCTGAAAAAGCAGATATGGATAATCACTCAATGGATTCAGAAGTTGCTATGGCAATGTACGACTCATCAATTGGTAAGGCCTACGAAGGTTGTGGCTGTCCAATGTGCAAAGAACTAAATGTAACCTGTGAAGAATGCCCACAGTGTCAGGCTGGAGAGATGAAGTCGGATTGCTGCGGTAATGTAAATAAGCAAGCACCTTGTTGGGATGGATATGTACAAAGAGGAATGAAGCCAGGAGCAGATGGAAAACCAGTACCTAATTGTATTCCAGTTGCTAAGTCAGATAGTTGGATTGATTCTCCATTTAGGTTGGTAAAGTAATGCCAAAGAAAAAAGCACATGCATTTAATCCAATGCAAATAAAAGATGGATGGATAGTAAGACTATACAAAGATGGTCGTATTAAGTCTAAGATTGAACCATACAAACCAAAACAACCTAAAAAGTAGAGTACCCCTGGCAAGAATCGAACTTGCGACGCATGGCTTAGAAGTCCATCGTTCTGTCCACTGAACTACAGAGGTAAAGTATCTCCAACGGGATTCGAACCCGTGTTGCCACCGTGAAAGGGTGGAGTCCTAGGCCTCTAGACCATGGAGACTTGGAGCGGATGATCAGAATCGAACTGACCCCTTCTGCTTGGAAGGCAGAGGCACTACCAATATGCAACATCCGCATTGTACACCAGGTAGGACTTGAACCTACGAATAGCCGAATTATGAGTTCGGTGCCTTAACCAACTTGGCTACTGGTGCTAGTCCTTATTTAATGAGTAAGCCAAAAAATGTACCAAGCAAAAAACATAAAATTCCAACAGTAGAGTAGTAGTATGTTTTCATATGTTCTTTAATAATATGATTCTTTATTTCTTTTGATATGCTATCTAGTTCGTTAAGATCTACCAATTATTTATCTCCTAAATATTTTGAGATGCTTGAAAAATGGATTGACCAATAATTTCTGACCTTAGCGCAGCCTGCTGTCTTTCAAATTTAGATAGAGATGGCTTTGCTTTAACTCTTTTTTTGTTTTTGTTTGCTCTTTTAATCTTATGCTGAGATACTTTATTGTTAGACTTTTTCATTAAATCACTGACTTTCTGCTACGCTGTCGCAAGGACAGATAATTGACTCTGGAAGTTCGTGAACCTTTGTTACGATAGTAATCATAGTGTCACACTCAACGCACTTGTATATTTTTTTAACTCGTTTGCTCATAAACTAATCATACCATACTGAAAACTGCATGTCAAGATTTGTTTCCATCCCATGTGCCAATCTTAGTAGTAGGTATTCCGTGCTCTTCCCAAAGCCTAATAACATTTGGGTTATCATCTACGGCATGAAGAACATTCCAATGTTTCTTAATTTGAATTAAGATATCTTTTTTTACTTCATAGTCTGGCCTGTTGTCATCATCTTTACGCATATATAATGCATGATGTCCAATATCATTTTTAGCAAGCCATTGAGATGTTAAGCCCCGCCAGTTTTCTTTTCTTGATGTGACAATTATAATGTGCCTTTGATCAAAGAATGCCTCATTCAGCATTTGAACTACTTCAAAGTTTGGCAGGGCATCCATAGAAGCCTCATGAAAGGCATCGTAATCCCTATTAGAGCCACGAACAAGATGTAGGTATGGATCTACATTGGCTAGTGTGCCATCTACATCGAAGATAACCGCTGGGGTTACAGGTCTAGTTCTGATCAACACGATATGTCATTACTATGTAACATGCTACATAACCCAGGATAAATGTTGGAATTAAAAAAAATACACTAATCATTCGTAAGCCTCCTGCCTATCAAAAAATTCAGTCATATAATTATCTTCTCCTCTTGCAACTTTTGCAGCCTCAGTACGCATACCTAAAGCATTTGTTACTGCTGCCTCAATAGGTAGGGCTTCAATGGCCCTTGCAATCTCTTCTCGTAATGTCATTTCGTCTATACTCATACTTCAAGTATACACCAATACCGCCTGAATGTCAAAACAGATGATATAATAATCTCATGACTAATTCAATTATAAATGCAGGAACAATAACAGGCTCAGGAAACATTATGGGAAATGCATTGCAATCATGGTCATTTAACTTTACTGCAAACAATCAAGATGCAATATTTGATGGAGTAGTCCTTAGTTGGCAAAATTTTTCAGCCCCTTCTTATATAATGGATCACATGCCTACTGGAGAAAACACAATAATCACAATCTCTGGTTTGACTAACGCAGGTTTGGCTTTTAACGGAATGCAATTCCAGGTTATCAATTCAGGTACTTCTTTAATTCCAGGAGTAAACAACTATGGAGAAGTTCCTGGCACAGACCTTTCATTCCCAGACTTCCAAGCAAACTGGGCATTAACAGGAAATAGCATCCTGCTTTATGATGGCTTTACAATTAGTTGGAATTCATAATGGCATTACCACCAAATTACCAAGGTCTTTATAATAACGGAGTATCTTATCCACTTGGAGCCACAGTACTTACAGATGGCAACCCATACGGAATTAACGGAGCATACTACATCAGAGTCACAAATGGTGGAAACCCAGGATATGCTCCAGGATATACAGACAACTGGGAAGTATACAATATGCCTAAAGGTATAGACGGCGCAGGATCAGTAACTGGTTCTGGCAGTATTGCTTAATCTTTGTTCCATTTTTCCATATCGACTTCATAATAAGTTCCCCACAGTTCGTAAGGTTTGTTAAGATACTTCCACATTTTTGCGTGGTATTTATAACGAAATCCTAAATTACTATCTAGAGACTCATCTAAGTCAATAGCCTTAACTAAATGATTACCAGCATAGCCACCAAGGAAATTACCTACCCATCGTAATGGCCAGACTTTGGTTCTTTCAATCTTTGTCAAATGATTTATCATCTTTAGGTACCCATATTTTCTTTCCATCTTTCCATATAGGCCAATAGCCAAGGCTACGCCAATCCATGGTCATTATCTTAGGATCTTTTGGCATTAACGCACCAAATCTTTCCATCACTCATTGTTTGATGAGCATTCCAAAACCATTCTGATTTTTTGCTTAGGCTACACACTTCACATTGATCTTGATTCATATATTAATTATACCGCCAAGAATAAGATAAGTCAAATTATGTGATTGTCTTGATTATATAATTTATGAAAAAATTCTGCCATGTGCGTATGAAAATGAATTCCTGGATGGCAGAACTTCTTTGTTTTTTTGTAATCTATAATAGAATAATCAGATCCATCAAGCCAATCTTTATGTTCTCTCCACTCAGAGTTATGGCTTAGTTGACAAGTGTGGATTACAAAATCTCCAGCGCCCCAGACGGTTCCAGGTGGAAAAAAGGGTGTGTAGTTTTTAAGTTTAAAATTTCTAAGTTTAACTAGTTCTTCCATAATTCTTTGACTAGGTAGATCCCATGTTGACCAATTTAATTTTATGTTATTTGATAGGCAAAATGCCTCTAGTGCATAAATGGCGTTTATAGAGTTTAGAATTAATTGGTGTGGAGAAATTGCATCCTCTATGTATTCTTGATTTTCAACTTCCATATATAACTTGTCTTTAAGAAGAGTAATACTTGGACTAATGTACTCCAAATTTAAAGATTTGTTAGTAATTACTCTTTTTTTATTATTTTTTTGTTTAAAAAAATCTTTGTCTACTACAGCCCTTCTTCTAAAAAAGTCTGGCATCAAACAAAAAATTTCTTTTGGCATTTTATTATTTAAAGAATATTGAATAATATTAGTGCAAATAGTTTCTACGGACGCCCCTGGAGATCCCAAATTAACAACATTTTTATTAATCTTAATGCTTAGTAACTCTGACCATCTACCAGACTCTGGAACACCAATGCCAAAAGTTAAAGAACATCCAGATGCAATAGTTTCGGAATTCTCATCAACTATTCCACGCAAACCAAACTTATTAATGTTGTAGTCATTATACTCATCGACTGTTCCAACAAAAGAGTCTCCATTTGGCTCTTTAAGAATAGGATTTTTAGTATAGGGCTCAAAGGTGCCATAATGGTTGTTGGTTGCAAAATATTTTTTTAAATACCAAATAGTTTCTTTATCCAGTTTGTAAAAATCTAAAATATTTCCTGTTACAAAAGACATATTACTATTATACCTTAATTCTTTTTTCTAAAAGTCTATTGTAATAAGGGTAGCATCCATCCACATTAAACCTATCCAGCATGTTTCTATCATAATAAGGCAAATCTTTGCTTGACTCTTTAAATAGTTTGTCTTCTTTTTTAACAAATTTAGGAAACAGGTGATAGTTTTCTTTTTCTATATTTAAAAGATTTATTATTTTCTTAATTGTAGTATCTGGAGACTTAACAAGATCATTAAAATCTATGACATAGTCTGCATGGTCATATAAAAAGTTACACATAAGAATGTATTCTGTTACAATTTGATTAATTCTTGTATCACTTACAGTCCAGTTAAATCCAGCAAATCGACTTTGCTCGTATGCAATATAAGAAGCAATGCTATCTTTTGGATCTCTTGCTATTGTGATTACTGTTCTTTCTTTTTTGTTGTTTTCCCCGAATATCCAGTTCACTTCATGACCATTTTCAATGTTAAGCCCTATTTCTTTATAAAAAAGTCTAACGAAATAGTGAAGGCCACTCCTTGGAAATGTTATTAAAATAGGTCTAAGTTGTTCCATTTTATGATACTAGTCCCATAGACAAATGAACTAGGCAAACATCTGCAACAATATACTCTGAGTGATTTACTACGATATCAAAGTGTGTGGCATCTCTTTCACAAAAGAAACATTTAGATTTTTTCATATAAATATTATACCATTACACAAAATCAAACCAGATTGGCATAATGTATCTTGATCCGTTTGTAGGAGCAACATGATACCAGTAGTGAATATTTCCAGGGAATAGAATTAAATCACCAGTCTTAGGCTTAAAAGAAACACCCTGATTAATAAAAGATAGTTGTCCACCTTCGTAGTCATCATTAAGATATACCCAACCTGCTAAATGGTTTGAATCCTTATGTCCTAAATCATCTATTGGTACCATTGGACTGTTATTGTGCACCCATTCAGCAAAACGAGAATGCCTTGCTTTTAGTTTGACACCATACTCGTTTTCAACTATAGATTGAATTTCAGGGATAAAATTTTCTGAATAGTCAAGTGAGTCATAATACAACAAAGACAAGGAAGGCTTGCCAGCACTGTCAGGCTGAAGAGGACGATTGTTGCTTGTCTCTGTATTTTTAATTAATCCTATGATCTTTTCACATTCGCCTTTGTCCATATAGTCATTGATTATTTTTATATTATCAGGACCACTTCCAATTTTAGTAAAGTTTTCCTTCGTTAATTCAGATATTTCAATCCTTTTTTGCTCAGGAAGTTCTATGTTGTTAAAATCTTTTACTAATTGCAACAGTTTGCTAATATCTTCTTGATCAGTGTGTATCATAAAGTCATAGATTCCAAATTGCTCCGATAGTTGTCTTATCTGTCGAACAACATCTAGCATTGAACCCTTTACATGATGATGTTGTTTTCTGACTGGGGCATTCTTGTCATATTTAATATTTTTCTCTTCGTCTGGGTGATTCATGATTAGAGGATCAATAATAACTATAGGCTTAACACGATCAAGGTCAATTTTGTTGAACTGATCTCTAAACAATAGATTATCGTCTACATATATATATTCACAATGCTTGTTTGCTATACCAATCGTAGTGTCTGAAGATCCAACAACAGCCATATGAGTTTTATGTTGATGATGCTTCATCAAGTCCATGACTTTGTCCATCCAGACTGCTGATACCGCCACTCTCTTTTCAAGGGTGTCAATCAAAGATGAGTCATGCATATAGTGATCTAAAACTAATTTTTCAGAAGGTCCATTTCCTTCATCGCCCCATCTTCCAGCGACAAGGTTAACTCCAATTCTTCCAGGAGCAAAACGATTTAATGTTTCACAAATCTTGGCAGCGTAATCTGGACTTGTTCCGTATGCAGGCAGCGCAATTGTCATAATCAGTTGATTTGTTTTTTGTAGCGCTTCTTGTATAACTAAAGAGAAATCTATACCGCCTGGGCCATAAGGAAGTAAGACAGACTTTACATTAGCACCGTCTAATTCTTCGGCCATCTTAAGAATTCCGTTGAGGTCTAGGTTTTCAATGCTGTCATTTATCTGCCAGTGTCTTCTCCACATCCAGTGGAATGTTATAGGCTTCTTTATATTATCCATTTTTTATTACTCTTCCTTTTGTTTTAAACCAAGATCCTATCTTGGCCTTTGCTACTTTACTTCTTAAAAGTTCTCCAAATGTTTCATGAGATATTTCTGAACCAAGATACTCTTGCCCCGTTTCAAGATCAATCAGTTTCCATTTCCCTGGTGCCTTTGTGTGTAAGATTAAATCTATAGGGTAATCGTAATCATCTACTTCAGAGCCATCCAAAAGTTTTCTTTTCTTTGTGCTATCTGTCATTGTTAAACTATCGTAAACCAAATAGGAAGTGTGTATCTAACTCCAGACAAAACTTTTGTTACTTCGTGGGGATAGTGAAGGTTCCCTGGAAAGACAATAAAGTCTCCAACATTTGGCTTAAAGGATAGGTTGTGAGTTTCAAATTTAATTTCTCCACCCTCATAGTCATCATTTAAGTAAATAAGTACTGGCAGGTGGTTATCTGTAACATATCCAAGATCGTCTACATGCAACTTTAAGTAAGTGCCCTCTGTCCATTTAACCACATTTAGGTGCCTCTCTTTTGCTCTTATCTTTTCTTTTTCAATTCCATAAGACTTACATATCTGATCTTTACATCTTTCTATTATATTATGAATGTCGTTTACACCATTATACTGATGCATATATGTTAAAGCGTTTCCGTCGTTATCTTTTTGAGATACAAAACTATTGTGAGGCCTTGTGTCTATGTTAAGCATGAGATATTCAATTTCTTCTTTTGTTAAAAAGTTAGGAACAACTTTGATATTTTCAGAAGAGTTTCCAACTTTATGAAAAAATTCTAGATATGAGTGATTTCTCTCTATGCTATGTGGGTCGTTTCCAACTGGAATATCGTTAACTATGTAGGCCATATAACCATTATACACTATGAGTTTATGTGAAGTATAATATACCTATGACCCTACTTTATATACTGTATAGTTCAAAACATAAGGCCATTAAGGTGGGAATCTCAGATGTGTCAGGTAAAAGGTTTGCAAGCCACAGGCAGAAGGGCTGGGTCTTAATTAAGTATTGGTGGTTTTCCGAACGGGATAAAGCAAGATCAGTAGAATCTCTAGTAGTAAAAACACTTACAGGTAAATATGGACACTTCTTACACAAAGAAGATATGCCACAAGGAGGGTATACAGAAACATTTGATTCGTCTAAGATAACTAGAAGAGGCTTGGTCCGTATGGTTAATAAGGCTATAAAAGATTTATCTTAGTTTTATGCACTTAGTAAGGGCTTTTTCGTAAAAATTGTATAGGCTAGAAAGGTCTAACTTTTCTACATAAGATCTTATTTCTTTATATTCGTTAACATTTTTGCTAGAAACAATGTGACTATTTTCTGAATAATCTCTAATTGAGTTTTCTTTATAGTCTTGTTCAATTATCTGCAGATCCATAATATTAGTTACGGCCAAGGTAGTTTCAAAAGGATTTTCAACTAGATCCCTATAGTCTATCATAATGTAAAAATCTTTATCTACATCAACTTTGTCTAAACTAGAAAGATATATCTCTAGATCAACTGTGCTCTCTTGCCCCGCTCTAATGTTGTCCATAGTTTGATTCTTTTTATCATAAAAAACAGTCATTGCTAACTTTGATGTAAGCATTTCTATAGGATCTCTAACTATCGTTATCATCTTATTATCTTTTCTGCTATGGTATTTTTTAACATATACTCCAGTATGCTGAAGAATTCTGTCTTGAAGATAAAAAGAGCCAACTCTTGGTGCTGTACATATAGAGTATTCTAGGTTTACATTTGAATAGACTGCGTGTTGATTTTCTAGGTTCATAATTCAATTATAGCAGAACATTTCGGGCATTGTTTAGTAGGGTTTGGAGTGTCATATGGGACATTAAATGAGCCACCACAGTCAAAGCATAGGACATTGAGCATTGATCTTTCAATAAACTTGCCATATGAGGACTCTAACTTATCCACGGCAGAAGAACCCAAAAATTCCAAGACCTATGGCTATAGTTGATATACTCAACATGAAACAAGTCCAATAAACATATAGCATCCATAAATCTTTCATTTACTTACACGCCAAGCAGTAGTACGGAACACGAAGATTGTCCACATGGGTATAAATGGTTTGAGCACACTTAGCACATGTAGCGTGTGTCATATTAGGGTCTGAAGTAGGCATTGATAGTTTAAGGGTTTTTGTATAGTATACCTTTGTGGCATACCATGTGGCTAGTATTATAATTATTTCCATTAATCTATTCTATCATATACTATCATTTTCTGCAACCTTTTTCAATGCTACTAATGATTTTGCAACAATGATTTGAGTCAACGGGTAGGCCTTGCGGAATTTAAGCCACAGTTTTCCAAACCATTTAGAATGAGAACCGTCAAATGTTTCTGTAACCTCTGTATAGCCATTGCCTAGATCCCTCAGTTGATGTCTCCATCTCCATCCAGCAAAATGGCTCCAAGCAATCAGTTTGTTTTCTTCAAACTCAACAACTTTGTTTGTGATTAGATAACTAATACCTAGGTGCATAGACACTCTGAATTTAGCGCCAAGAGTTAGTTTGTCTGGACCGCTAAGATTTCTTTTAATTGTGTTAGTGGCATCTATTTCAACATGTCGGTAAGGATTGGCAAGAAGTTCAAATATTGTCTTAGGGCTTGCTTCAATAACTATTCTGGCAGACTTAACTTTTGAATTATTTGTATTAAAAATCTCTGAGAACGCTTTTTCTTTCATTATATACAGGCCATTACTCAAAGTCAATCTGGGACTCAAAGATATCCACAGGCTGCTTGTCATCATCCATAGCCCCACAGACAGCACAGGTTACCTGGCCATCAAGGTCTAATTGGTAGTCGCACCCATACTTTGTACATGTCATATATACATCATACCATTCGGCGAAAAAATTGTCAAGTCTTTAAAGTTCGGCGCAAAATAGAAGTAACAAACCTCTATATGCCCTATACGGGCACTATCGGTGAGTAGCCTTCATATGCCTAGAAAGGGAGTCATGTGCAAATACACCCCATCTTAAGTCCCACTCCTTCTTACAAATCGGACAGATTAATATCCTCATCACTCTCCCAAATCATTAGACATTTTGTGCAGGTAATGCCACGCTCTCTCATATACCAGGTATGATCACATTTAGTATCCACCTAGGCACTCGTTTCTAGTATGGTATAGGCGGATCTTGGTCATGGTCTTTTTATTCGGGGCATACAATTCCTCACCACAACAGGCAGTCTTAAGGTACCACTCCTTAGCAAAGAAATCATAAACCATACCTTTATAGTTAGCATATTTCTTGGCTACAAAGGTTTGGAAAGGATCTGGAATATCGTAATACTTAAGCATCTCTTTTCCAATGCAGATATGATCTAATGTAGACAGCGCCATAGGCTACTGCTGCAAAGATGAATCCGTATTGGTCTGTGACTAAAGCATAGGCTATCCATAGGCACTCGTTAAACAATAGAACGAACCAACCCCACAGGGTTTTTCTTCCAACAAAGTAAATACCAGATACGCCGATACAGGCAAGTACCCAGTGTGCATAGTCAGCAATCCATTGAATCATATATTAAGTGTATCAGAAATTGCGGGGGATGTCAAAAGAGTCCCATAATACCCTATATAGAATCATTAAAGAAGTCTATACCTAGGTACCAGTGAAAGAGATATACACCTATCTCCCATTGGTGTCTGATTGGATAGCCCCAATTGTGGAGATATATCCCAAATGCGTAGTTTGATGTCATCTTGCCATAGTGTAGTTTCATATAGCCTCAATAGTGGTTAGACAAACCACCTTCGTAATGTTCATCTTAGGTTCTTCTGCTTGTGCCATTGCTCTGGCTTCTTTCTCAGTTGAGGCAAATATATCAAGATCAAATGCCGTAGCGTAATCTAGTAGAGATACTCTGAATATGTGCATACTCTAAGTATACAGGTGCCAGGAAGGTTTGTCAATATCCACCATATGGGGAGGTGTCTGGTGTATCGTAATGTTTATATACCGTGGTTTTTTAGAGTTATCCACAGGTTCCACAGTAATAGGGAGCCTCTGGTTTGTCTAGGTTTTTGTATAAAAAGTGATAACATACCGTACATTTTATGTCACTTAAGGTATCTTGGTTTGGCATATGTTAAGTA